GCTCTTGATGCGAACGGAGATGGGGCGTCCAGCACGCTGCAGATGTTCTTCGTCTTCCCCCGGCATTTCACCGCGGGTCAGGAAGAACTTCATCAAGGCACCTACGTCGTCCAGGTTTGAAACTGGCTTCGTAGAAGCAACAACCATTCCCTTGACAAGAGGGATATGGAGATCGCTGTCCCACCGTTCTCCTTGGCATTGGAGAAATGTGTGACGGCCCAGCAGAGAGGAGGTCGGTTTGACAGCAGGATAGGGAATGATCTTCCCTATCAAACCATCAAGATACCGGCACGTCTTCCAAAGGCCAGCTTGGTATAGCTGGTTTCGGAATGATACCGCCGAGATCACTCTGTCAGCGTCTTTCCTGTCGTCGGGAAGGAGCCTACGAAGACGGATCACAGGTAGTTCGTGACCGTCATAGTAGTCACCGCCACAAGATTCTCTGAACTTCCCTGTCCAGAAACTCTTGCCGCGATTGACTCGAAACCCGAAGGCTTCGAGCTCCTCGACGACGGATGACACGTAATCTACAGGGACAATGATGTCGTCCCCGTAGACGCGCACCTTACCGTACATGGACTTAACGTCCTTTACGGTGAGTGGTCGGCTAAGCGCTCTTTCAATTCCGATGAATACGACGGTCGCGAAGACCAGGCATTCGATCGGAAAGCAGAGTGCTGAACCCATCGACGCGAACTTGGCCAGCGTTATAATACCGTGGCCAGGCACATCAGCCTTCCGGGATCTAGTCGCGTCAAGCGCCTCGAGGAGGACACTATGACGACGAAGGAGAGCCCGTACATGCTGATTGGAGACTCTGTCCGAAGCCTCGCTCAAATCGAGTGTGGCGAGGGATCCGTCGAAGGACCCCTTTCTCGCGAGCCGCTTGTTTGGCTCTTGAGATTCGAACAACACGAAATGGCGCGTGTTGTCAGTGCGCGCCATCTCCTCCATCATCACCGAGAGAATCCCTTGTTGCATGTACTGCATACAAGTTGGTTCCTGGGCGATGATTCGTGGAGTCTTCAGCGTCTTCGGGACGAGAGTAACCTTTACAGGTATCTCATCCCGAGGTTCGAGGATCGTAACGCAGTCCGTCCGGTCAAGGAAGGACTCAGAAGGGATCATGTGTTCCCAGTGAGGAAACACATGCTCCAATCTGCGCGTCCACTGGATCTGATTATACTTCGCGTTGCCGCGAAGTTTATCAGCGGTGGCTCCTGGTCCGTGTTTCGGCCGCACCGACTCTTGGTAGATACGTGTATCTACACGAGAGAAGAAGTCGGCGAACAGAAGACGACCGACCCGCTCGAGATCATCGAAACGATTAAGTTCCGACGAGACGAGTAGGTTCTGGTCAGACAGGAGTACGTCCTGCTCACACTGGAGGTAGCTCTGGATAGCGGCTTTCTCCCTTTCGGGAGTACACCGCAGCGCGATCTTGGCCCACATCAGCGTAAGCTGACGAATGGCTTGGATCGCGTCCAGACAAGGGTCCTCCAGTAGCTTCCCATCTTTGCGCGAGAACACGCGGTCAAAGAAACCTCCGAGAAATCGGGGGAGACTGCCAGTGCGAGCAAAACCCGCATACTGGTCGTGACCGACATATCCTTGGTCAAGACTTCTCTCGAAGTCCTTGCCAAAGGACGCCAGGGTTATCGTTAGAAACGACAGCCCCTCGTGTTCCATGCGCTCCGTGACAGTTTTAATGTCACGGATGGTGCTAGTGCCGCATCTCTCTCCGAACTCTTCGGAGAGAACACGCATGAGTGCGATCAGGCTTTTCATCACCTGCTCCTTTCTGTAGGAGTGAGAGTGAATCCATAGCCATGACCGTGCTACTGTGAAGAGCGTCGATCAGCTCTCCCCACCCAGAAGCTGGGTGACCTTACTACCAGAACCGGCGGTGAGGAGCGCGACAAGCGCGTCCACAACCGTCTTTGCCTCTGCCGTGCTGTATCCGTTCTTAGGCACGTCGACAACCATGTAACAAGACATGGAGACGACGGCGTTCTGAGACGGAACAAGCGGGTCAGAAGTGGTCTTGGTAGCCGTCAGCCGGATGTTGTGGCGGTTCCTGCGCCCGTAGGCGTGGGAAACGTCCAGCCGGTAGAGACCGTCGGAGGAGGTAAAACTCCCGGACGTCTCTCCCGCACCGGTCCGCGGAAGCGAGACCGTTGAACCGGAGACGGTGATCGACTGAGGGTCAGCGTAGGACATGGCAGCACTCTTTCGTGAGATGTTGCCGCATGCCGGGTTGGCAAACGGCACCTCGACTAAAGTCGAGGCTTCCCGTCAACACATCCATGTGTTTCAGGGCTGACACCTTGGTAGATGTCAGGTTCGGACCTTGTTAACACCAAGGGCCGAGAGGATGGCGAGTTGGGTGCTCGAAAGAGTACCCAGATCAACGCCAAATCCGTACGGAGAATTAGCCTTAATCCGCCGTTTCCAGGAGTAGTCAACCTCCGTCTGAACGGTGAACGAGGCTCCGACGTAAGGTCGGATTCCTGACTGTACGATCTGTCTCCTCACATAAGAGGAATGCATGACATAACCGTACCTCAGGATGAGATTGTCGTTGGAGAGGCGAACCACATTCGTTAAGAATGTGCCAATATCGCCAAACCAATCGGCAATCCAGGACCACGGGGTGAGCTCCCAGACGGTATCAGCATTAAACTGAGTACCGAGGAGTATATCTGAGAGCCTGAGATAATGATCCAAACGAGAGACG